TCCCTAATCTCCTTTACCCCTCCAACTGACTATTTACTTTATCATATGTCAGTCGAGGTCCTCACTTTGGGGGTGGCTTAACTGAGCTGTATTTACTTGCCCACGCTTTCGCTATGTGCAGACAGTCATCGTACATCTTGCCCTTTCTGCTTGCTGATGAAGCTCTTCGGTAGTGATCGACTGCTTTATCACTTGCCATTCCTGCTATAGATGAAGAAAAGCCGAGTCTGGTTAACTCGGCTTGTACGCTCTTCTCAATAAATTGTTCGTGGTTCATGTGCAACCTCCTTTGCCCCTCCCCCAACCAAGCCGAGAGCCATCTGACCAATATCATTGATCAGCCTTTCAGCTTTATTGAGAGTAACCAAGTCATCTTGTCGCTTTCTTAGTCTGCGACCTGCATCAGATGAATCTTCATCAGACGCCCTTTTTGCCAGAACAAGCATGTGTTGCAGTTGCTGGATGGTAAACCCAAATCCAGATTTAACCTCAAGTTCAGTCATGTGATCGAACACTTGAGCCTGTAACTCATAGCTGTAGCTCATTGCCATCAGACAGGATTCACGCTTGGGGAATTTATATCCTGAGTAAATCTCGCCGTTCTGTTGGTTCTTTATGGGGTGTGAGAAATTTTTCGCATACCCCTCACCGAGTACTTTTGGCACCTTTTTAGTGAAATCAGAATGGCGTAGTTTTCTGTACTTTTTGCAGGGGAATGCCAATCCTTCCGCTTCTGCTTTGGCCTTCCTCTCGGCATTGATGTAATCAACCATTTCAAGACTGGTCATCGTTGGAGCTTCGGTTACAGACGAATGTGTTTTGACTGTTAATTGTGTCATGGTATTTACCCTATAGAAGACGAACCTGTTCACACAGAAATGCCGCCCGCAGAAATACCATTAACGGATTTCTCAGGTTCGCTTTCTGTAAGGCTCTGCGTTTAGAAATGATGCGCGTGTGAATGCGCTAGATAATAAAAAGCCCCGTATTAAACGAGGCTATTACTGACACTGAGTTTTAAAATGATCCTCTATTGCTTCAGACATCCTTTTCATCCAATCAGCTAGTTTTAATGCGGCTTCCTTCTCTGAATACAGTTTCGGAAAATCAGAAAATTCAATGCTTGCGATATATTTTCCGAACTCGTCTCTACTGATGATAAGTGTCTGTTCAAGAACTGTGTTTAAGTTGTTGTGTAATACGTAGTATTTACTGAGTTGCGTTCGCTCTTCTCTGTTTTTCTCAAAGTAAATCAAGTCAACTTCCGTCTGCATTTTTTCACCTACTGACACTGAGTTTTGATGTAGTCCTGCAAATATTTAGTTTGCTGTTCGTTTTCAACAATCATTCTTCGGAAATCGAAATAATCTTGTTCAGTTGCTGGGTTAAGTCGTGGGGTGGCTGCATGGCCCACGCTGCCGGAGGAGCCGGTTTGGCCTTGATGACAGGTGGCCGCGATGCGCAACCGGCGATGACCAGCGGCAACATCATTGCGCAGAACATCAATTTCAGATTTGGCATTGGTAAGTTCTCGCGTGTGTTTAATGTCTAACTCGTTCAGCATCGTGATGTGAGAGTTCTGATAGTTGATAGTGTCTGTGAGTTGCTGAATGTCTTCTTGCTGCTGCTTTGTCACGCGTTGCTCTCTCTGTAACTCAGAGTGATAGTAATAAGCTGTCAATGAAATAACGATCAATGCGAGTATCGTGTAATAGTGAGAGTTGAATTTCATAGCAGTAATACCAACAACAAAAACCATGTCCAACCAATCAACGTACATATCACAGCAAATAATGTATCGCTCATATTTCTACCCTTTTCGGAACCTCATGATAAAAACATCGTTTTTTCTGATGACCGGCGAGCGTCTAGGCCCGGTAATACACGCCCACCAGCTTTATTCCACTCCATAAACTGACCCACGGCCCCGCGATAATCACCGGCATTAAGTTTCTTAAGCAACGTAGAACGGACGAAAGCACCGGTGCCACAATTGAAGATGAATGAACACAGCGCATCAAGCTGGCCCTGAGTCAACGGGACCTTAACATTGGCCTCAATCGTGAGGTAAACCGGCGCTAAGTCATCAAGTAAGAACTGCTCGGCTTGTTGCTCTGTAACCACATCACCGGGTTTAACCCCGCGAGTATGACCGTAGCCGATTGTCCAAACACCCGCGGGGCAACGATACGCAGTCAGACTGCATCCTTCATAGCCTTTCAACGCCTTAAGCCCTTTCTCACTGATTTGCATCAGATACCCCCGCTTTGTTATTCAAGGTCCCGCGCATCAACTGGCCGAAAAAGTCAGTCCCCAGATAACCAATAATCACACTGCCGATATAAGCCAGGTCGGTACTCATATTTAAAAAGACAAGTAAATCACGAATAAACCACGCGATAAGTGCGCACATCATTGCGTCAATAATTGTCTTCCAGAACTTACCGCCGTTATATCGACCTCTGAGATAAGCCATTGCGGCAGCCAGTGCCGCACCTAAACCTTGTTCTTTGACTGACAGCAGCCACAACCATAGCTGCATCCAGATGTCTGGTTGCTTGTCCATGAGTTTCATATCCACCCCCGTTGGGGATTGAGACCCCGTTAAACGGGTGTGAAAAGAAAAAGGCCGCGTCAGATCGCAGCCCTTGAAGTGTTGCCGGGTAATACACGCCCGGCGCGTGTTTCCTGCTATACCCCTACAACAAGAAATCGGCTAATATTAACTCACCCCTACAATAACGTGAGACTAATATGATTACAGAAGCAGCCGCTGCTATTACAGCGACAAAGCAAGCTTTCGAATTGTTAAAAGTAATAAAAGATGCAGGTGATGAAATTACTATCACTAATGCCCTTAGCGAACTCAGAGAAAAAATTAGCGAATTACAAATGGCTCATGCGGAGCTCTCCGGCCTTTACCTTGCTGAGAAGCAAATCACAATGAAGCTTACTGAGGAAAATGCCCAAATCAAGATGTTTGCTTTGCAGTCCAAGGATTATGAAATCTATACCACTGATGCCGGTTCGACAGTATACCGATTGAAGACGCTTCCAGATTCTGATATCAAAACGCACTATCTTTGCGCACACTGTTTCCAAAAAAGAGAAATATCGATACTTCAACCAACAGGTGAAACCGTATCGACGAACAAAGGGCGTTTTTGGGAAAACTTTTGTCCTAATTGCGCTACAAATATTCTTATGCATAAGATAATCCCAGTTAAGTCGAATATTTCCGCTCTCTTGCCTCGGTGAAAATATTTACATCGGTGGCCTTTAAAACGAAAAAGGCCACGCCATGCGCAGCCCTGAAAACAATATCGTATTTTAATCGCATTTTGTTGACAGAATACGATTAAAATCGTATTATCTAATCATCCCAAGCGGATAGGCTCTTTAACAAATGAGGAAACGATGGTTACGGTTCAATGGACGAGGAAAGCACGAAAACAGCTGCTTTCAATCGATACCAGATACCGGAAAGCTATCAATGAGAAGGTTAACCAACTTGAAACTTTCCCCGCAGTGATGTTGGACATCAAGAAGCTTCATGACCTTGATAACCAATACAGACTACGGGTTGGTGAATACAGGATAATCTTCGAAATCACTGACGGCGAGCCGGTTATCTGCTCGATAATGGCAGTCAAACGGAGAACATCGACAACGTACTAGGCGGGGCAACCCGCCATTTCCTCATTATTAAATTCACCGCGACTCTTGGCTACACGGATGAATATATGAAAATGCAATACATAAATGATGAAGCAGGAAAACCTCAATATGTTGTCCTGCCAGTAGCTGAATACGAAAAACTTCTCAGCACAAAGGAAGATTGGGAGGACGTGCCATACACTCCGTCAAAATATGATGATGTGACCGTGCCTAACGGCGTCGTGTCTATTATGGTTGATCAGGATGTTTCTATTCTGGCAGCCTGGCGCATCTATCGTGGGCTGTCTCAGCATGAGGTAGCTGAAAAACTCAACACGGCTCAATCAACCGTGTCTCAGTGGGAGGCGTCAGATCGACCACAGAAGCGCACACGAGAAAAACTGGCTGCACTATACAACTGTACTCCAGAACAACTAATTCCATAACCCAACGGCCCCGATTAGGGGTCGTTTACTTTGGCTGTAAACCTTGAGTTTGCTACTGGTAGAAATAGAAAAACCCGCTCATCGGCGGGCCTGAATATTCGTTAGTGAGCATAGCTACAATTTCCCACTATTTGGAGAGATTACGCCAAGTTTATGCAAAACGCAAGCCCTCTCTTTTTTTATCGCGCTACTTTGCTAAATTCAGATGCTGCTCTGCTTTCCTCGATATCACATTTCGCCACCAGCTTTTCATAGAATGGCTTCCAGTTACGCGACCAGCTTGATTGTGTTAGCTCTGGCAAAAGAGCCTTAATTGCTGCATATGCCACTGATGACGGTACCCGGCTATAACCACGGCCAGAACAACGCTCACAGATTTTAATCACCGGCGCACCCGTAGCTTTCGTTGCTTCCCGATCAACGACTTTCCCGGTACCGTTACAACGACAACGACTGGATACAATCCCTTTGCCATTACAAGGAGAGCAAAGTTCATCTACACGCTCAGTTTCTACCCGCTGCTCTATCACATCCTTATATCCTGCGTACTTAATCACATCACGCCGAACCGATATTAGCCCGCGCCCATTACAATGTGTGCATGAAGTGGTAGTCGCTGCTGACCGGGAATATTCTTCAAAAGCCATTTTTGCCAATATCACCAGGCATTTTCCTAGCTGGCGCCCACCCGCTTTGGTAATGAGTTTGGGTACCTGACGTTTGGCATACGAAGTCAACTGTTCAACGGTTCTAACGGTATCTTCATTGCTGACACCATGTTTACCCAAGAACGCCGCCATCCCAAAAGTGGCTTTAGATTCAGCCATCCCTAATGCCGCCATCACATCCGTCCCCGTAATCCGGTCCGTTGATGTGCATTTGGGAGAACTGTTGATTACCAGTCCTTTTGGGCTGAAATGTTTTAATGCTGATTCGAGTTTCATTATTCCACCCACTTCTTAAAAGACAGTTCACGTACTTCATCACCGTTAACAAGTACGTCATTGAAATCACCGTTATCAGGCCAGCGAATACTGACCGTTTCTAAATCATTTTTAGCGACGAGGTTGCCCCTGGCGCACTCAAAAGCCGCGGCGTGGCCGGTTGCTGAATGTAGGTCCATATCAGCGAAAATAATTAAATGTTTAACTCCCGCTGGCACTCTGAAACGCTTCATTAATGCGGCATTCATCACCGACCAAGTGTTACAGCCATAAATTTGTTTGCATGAGAGTGCTGTCTCTATCCCCTCAGCTATTCCCAACGTTGACGAGACCGGGAGCATGCGAATGGCAACAGATCCCGCATGTTCTAAATAACTGTCGTTTTGGAGTGACAGCATTTTTTTAGCTGTCGGTGTATTGGCTTTTTTGTCACCCTCTAATAACGTCCTGTGAAGATAACAAAGCGCCCCTTTATCATCCGTCGCCAGAGAATACATAGCCTGAAAAGCTTTCGTTCCCACGGGCTGATGATTGCAGTACCTGATTTGCTCGACGGGTAAACAGTTAATCCCCCGGTTGCGTAAATAGCTTTCGGCTGGCGTTCCACGCAGATTCACTAACGTGGCATACTTCCTAATCACCTTGTCACGAAATAATGACCGGTCATCTTTATTGACAGAAGATTGAACGCTTTCGGGCTGATGTTCATACGTATTGCCAATGATTTCATCAACTTCCTTCGCTTGTGTTTTAAAATCCTTCTTCTGAGTCAGCGCAAGTAATTTCCAACCGTCACCAATATTACAGACGCAAATAAAGGTTCCGCGACCGTCCTTATCATCACAGCGGTATTTTCCCTTCTGACTACATATTGGACATTTGTCTTTGTAGTGTCTCTTTCCGGTAATAGGAGGCAGGCCGTAATACTCAAAGACTTTCGACCATTGCCCAATTACTGCATCTGTTGTTTTCATGCGCTACCTCCCTGCGTGGCTGAACTGAGTTGTTTTTTCTCCTGGCTTTTTATCCATGAAATCAATTTCCATTTGATGAAATTGTTCACTTCCGGGGTGATCTCTACCGGATGATCATGTAAGCCGTTCGGATACTCACTGAATTTGCTTCTGAAGGTATGGGCACACCAGCCATCACTAATAGGCTTCCCTTGGTTGGCTCGCTGACGCTGGTAATACTTGATTTGTGACCACCAGCTTTGACGTTCTGCCTTGCTGTAGACTCGGTCCTTACCGTTAAGTTTTTTCAGTCCGCGAGAGCGATCCACTTCCACATCTTCACCGCTTAAGGGTTTAAACCCACATTTCGGGCAGGCGTAGACAGCCGGGGGTTTCATGAAGTGACACGATGGACACTCTTTCGGCAGCTTTTCGGCTTTGTCACTGTCAGTACTGCGGGAACTGTCTTTCATGCCGTTGCTTTTTGAAGGTAATGCGTCATACTCGATATCGTCGGGGTAACCGAGACGATGGACAGTACCTGAATGGTCGAAAATACGACACACTTCCTTTCCCGGTGCAGCCCTTAAGCCTCTGCCAAGACTTTGAGCCCAACGAATTTCAGATTTAGTTGGTCTCGCATAAATGATGCACCTGACATCACTATCGAACCCCGCAATCAGCGTGCCAACGCTAACTAATATTTTTGTTACACCCTGTTCAAAACGATGAATGATGATTTGTCTTTCTTCCGGGGGTGTTTCAGCAATGATTACCTCGGCATTCACACCGGCTTTATTAAATTCAACCGTGATAAAATTGGCGTGGGCCACGTTGACGCAAAAGCAGATCGTCGGCTCATCATTACCGTTCACCAGCCAGTTCTTGACGATATCGCCCACCAGCGTTGAATCCCCCATAATCTCGGCTAGCTGGTCCTCTTTGTAATCCTGCCCAAAGTCATCACTGGAAGTTACTTTTACGCCTTTCAGGTCCGGCTTGGTGGGGGCATAAAATTCATAGGAACTGAGTTCACCTTTAGCGATAAGCTCTTTCATCGTGGTTGGTTTCAAGAGCTGTTGATAGTAGTTTCCCAGAAAGGGGGAAAACGGCGTTCCTGACAGGCCGATAACTTTCACATCGGTGTTCTCTGCCAGATACTGAATGACTTCAAGCAGCTTTTTACGGCGTAAATGGGCTTCATCAATGATCAGCAGATCGATGTTGTCCGGGAAGTCGCGACGGATTAACGTGTCAGCCGAGGCAATTTGAATCAGCCGGTTTGGGTCGTGAGGCTGGTAATCCCGCCACACGTAGCCAATTTCCTCCTCTGGCAGTCCGTACTGAATGAACCGGGTGGCAGTCTGACGAACCAAGGTTAGGTAAGGCGCGACGAACATCACCCGCATCCCGCGAGAAACAAATCCGGCTGTGATGAATGCCGATAAGCCGGTTTTGCCACTCCCGGTAGGCGCATATACCATGAAAGTACTGTGTTGTTTCCAGTCCTGACGCAGCATAGACAAGGCGCGGCTCTGGGTTGTATTGGGGGTTATCGTCAGCATGAATACCCCTTATTTACGCAATAATGCCGTCTTGTGATGTTCGATAGCTGACGAAGAAGCTGTGTTCACCCTTCGTAACAGGCTTTCGGCCTCAAGATTTCGACCTTCCCTAATCAACGTGATAGCAATATCAACCAGTTGCTGAGTGCCGCATAAGGTTGCGAATAAGTCGGTATTAGTGACATAATCTCTTTGAGATGGGATGTTCATTATTTCGTCTCCTTTGCAAGAACCGGTGCATGGCTCGCCAAAGTTTCCACCGGCTTCTTGCCTCCTTTGATTTTCAGTTTGTTTTTCCACGCATTGATAATCCGCTTACTGTCCTCAGCATGCTCACGCGCGGGCATGTCGTTGTATTGGCGCTCATAGTCAATTTTGTGGAAATAGGGATTAATGATCACAGGCGCAACGATACCCACCGCGTGTTTGACATCTTCGTCAGTCGGTACACGGTCAAGGTATTTTTTGAAGGTTAATTCTCCGGTATCCACCAGATGGTCAGTGATTTTTTTCAGTTGCTTAACTGCACGGAAAACCCCTTTCACGCTGTCATTATTCGCTGACGGCATGACTTCACCCTCGATCATCTCCCCGTCAATGAACAACGGAATGCTGTCGATAAATGCGCCACGGCTAAGGAATTTATTCACCTCGGCTGTCGTGATAGTCGGATAGGCTTTAACTAACCCGAACAGCGTTACCGCCATTGGCTCGTCATGCCATGAACTCTTGCCTTTTCCGTTTCGGATGGCGGCAATCAATGCGTCTTGATGCTTGAGGCTCAGCAGGTCATAATCACCCACCACAAGGTAGTGAGTGCTCAGTGCTTCCAGATTCACCGGTTTTGCATGACTGTTGTGGGGCTTGTGAGGCTTATGAGGTTTATGTTTTTGGCGTTCAGGCGTGTTCGCCTTGACCATAGCGACAGCCTCAGACTCTGACATGCCAGCAGCGACTAACTCAGCAACAGCTCGCGCAGGTTTCCAGCTCACGAGAGCACGATGTTTTTTGATGATCTTTTCTGCTTTTTCGTTTTTGATAATCATTCTCATTTGTCCAAAAAAAAATAAGGGGGTACTTATTTAATACTTTTCCGTGCCTGCCACTTTTTTTGGCTTTTTGCCCACTTTGATAATCATTCTCATTTGGCTATTTTTCTCATGCTTAGCCCTAGTGATCCCCTAACCACTGCTACCACAGCCAGAAGACACAGCCATTCCCGTACTGCCTGATACCACTGCGATCATCCTGCCACCTCCGATTGGGGCTGGTTCTCTGGCCGTGCTTCCGGTGCCTTAAGCGGCTTCTCGGTATAACCCTGACTCGCTCTGGCATGCTTCCTGACAAACTCCCTGAGCCGGATATTTGCTGCTCGTCTGGCGGCGTTATCCTTCCGATACGAAACCGGTTCTTCATCCCAAGCCGCTTGATAAACCTCTGCATACCACCACAGTGCTTTTCCGCGAGTGGACGGGACGAGGCTCAGTAGCATCTCCTGTATCCACCCGCCATCGTCCGGGTAAAAATGCGACGGCATTGATACTTGAACGTGAGAGTTAGGAAACATGATTTTTCTGAGGGATAGCAAAAACCAAACTTTCTTTTTCTATAGGAGAAATTTCACTAAAGAATTTAGTGCCCTCCTCAATACGGATTGCCATCTTCGGGGATGCGCGACGATAGCTGTATGCAATTTGATCTAAATATCCAACGCTTGTGCCAACAATTTGAGCAAGCTTTATCCAGTCCTGCCTACAGGCTTCTTTTCTCCAGCGATGTAAATCGTTTTTCATGTCTTCACCTTGTAAATCAACATACCCAAAACTTTATCTTTTTGATAAATTATTTGCAAGATTTTTTATCATCATGCATATTTATCAAATTGCTAATTAATGTGATTATTGTGATATGGAAACTAAAGATATAAGACGCATGAACTTGCGCACCTTGATGGAAACTCGCATACGTCAAGGAATAACGAAGGCATACTTTGCAGAGTTGATCGGAATACCAGCCAGCCAACTTAGCCAGCTCACGAGTGGAAATGCAGTAAGAAATATAGGGGATATTATCGCTAGGCGCGTAGAAGCCAACCTTGGTTTACCGGTTGGCTGGCTTGATGTTCCTCAGCATGCAAATGAAATAGATTATAACCGTGATAATAATCACAATGATAATAAACAAAGAAACTATCACTTGCAAAATCTTTCACATGAAGATACTGATCAGTCATACAGGATTGAACAACTCAATGTGGAACTCAGTTGCGGGGGTGGTAGGTTGAACAATGATTATCCCGATGTAATTCGCTCAATAGAGATAGATCCGGAATATGCCAAAGGAATGTTTGGCACAAGAAAGCCATCGGCATTAAAAATAACAACTGCTGTGGGAGACAGCATGCTGGGAACCGTAAACCCCGGTGAACTTGTTGTTATTGATATAACAGTTAACAGGTTTGTCAGTGATGGAATTTATGCTTTCACCTATTGTGATGCATTACATATAAAGAGATTACAACTACTTAAAGACAAGCTTATAGTCATTAGTGACAACAAAACGTATGATAGATGGGAAATTGATTCATCAGATAAGGACTTGTTACATATTCAGGGTTTTGTCGTAGGTAAATGGAAAGCAGACTATACCCGACTTGGATGAAATACAAATAAATCGACCACAAACCAGCCTTAGTGCTGGTTTTTTTATACGAAAATTAATCATATTTATCATTAATTTATCACTAAAATAAGAAAAAAGATAAATTTATTTATCAATTTGCTATTTACTATAATTTATCTTTAAGATAAAGTCACAAACACACAGATGCAGAGAAGGAGACTCTGGAGCTGATTGGCAAAAGCAGCCAGAGTCAGAATAATTAATAAACATCAAGGTGCTTATTATGTTAACAGCGAATGGCAACAAAAAGACTTTTATTTTCGCAGCAATAAGACGCTCTAACATGGAGGTAAATCATGAGTAAACCAGTTACTTTAGACAATGCAAAATACCGCTCAGGTTTAGCCTGTTCACTCTATGAAGTCATTATAGATACAGCAGCCAAAGAAGAATGCTCAAGCACCCTGACCGATCTAATTGCACTTGCTTGTGATATTAATTCGGAGGTTTATCGTTCCCTTGAAGCGGCTCTAAATAGTGGAGGTGAAGAATGAACAGCAATTCTGTAAATAAGCTGCGCAATCTTTCTTACATTAATTTGTCGGCAGATGATGCACTCGGAAAAATAGAAGCTTTAGCATCAGCGGCGGGTTATTTATTTGCTGATGATGAACTGAGTGAAATCGGGTTTGAGCTTCTAAGTATTATCCAGACAATTGCAAGTGAAGCATCAAGGGGAAAATGATGAGTGATTTAGCTGATAATATTTCCGATATGGTTTTAAAGGTCATGCAGATAGATGCGCTTCTCTGTATATGGCAAGAATCATTTAGAAAAGACTGTGATGAATCTTATTTCATCGGTGTACTACAGGGTTTAGTTTTCGAAGTGAAAAAAAAGCTGGATAAACTGGACGGTCAGGCAGTAAATATTGAAAACCAAAAGAAACCTGAAATAGAAAATAATGAAATTAATATCAGTAAATTAAAATTTAAAGATTTATTAGATAAATCTGAGCATCTTGAGGCATTAATGATACCTGTCGGTAAAGCCGTTACCGATGAAGCCGATACAGACACAGTAACATTAACAAATCTTGCTTCTAGCCTGGCAAGCGATCTTGCGCAAGAAATAAGAATATTGGAAGGAGCTTAAATTGTGAAACCAAAAAAAATTGATTATTCCCGTTTTTATGCTGATGGGATTATTAGTGGTAGCGGTATTGATGATGCATTCAGCGTACATACATTACCCGCCTATGTTGTTAGTCGTCATGGACGTTCTTACAAGCGCCAAAGTCGTAGTAGTGCCATTAATAAGCTAGCGCATATTATGACGCAGAAAGTATTTAGCCGGGCCGGACGAGATACTAACTACCCAGCCCAGCCAGTCATTGGCGAAAACAATGTCGTAAACTGGACAGCAGGGGAATTGCTGCCTGAATATATCGAGTGTCATAACAGAGCGATACGGCGAATAAGATTGCTACTTAAGCGTCGAAAAGAAATTGACGCACTGCGCATAAAATATATTAGCGCTTCCTTTGAATATGAGCGATTAAAAAAAGAGTTCATTAATGCCACCAAATAACTAATGAGATTAACCATGTTTAAGATAATCATCACAACCAAAAACCATCGTACGGGACGGGTAACAAAAGAAACCTTCCGCAATAAATACAAGACATATCGAGGGGCAGAAAAAGCTGCTCAGGGGATGCGCCGGGTTTGTATGCCAGATAGCAAAACCATTACTGAAACAGTTGATGCTGAGGTGGTGGAGGTTAAACGTACTTAATTTAACGCTATCTTATTTATTTAGTTAAGAGTGAAAATCAGAATTAATTACAGTGAGTGTTTAATTATGAATATCAGCAAATCAATAATCAACTACGCAGCGAAATATAACATTGGTATAGACGCAAACAATGAGGCTTTAATCGGTGAAACTGATGGAGGAGATGTTTATGTGAAAGCGGTCTGGTTTCATGTTATTAACGAAGATGGTGAATGGTCTGATGAGCCTCTCTTTTCTTACAGCATCAATAAAGGACAAGCAGCAATGCCAGAGATGTTTGGTGAGCCAGAACAGATAGAGATTCCAGCTCATCTTTCATTTTACAGCGCTGAAAATGTAAGTCGCGAAATTCAGGAAGAATTACCAGGCACTATCAATTCCGATTCTCAATTGAAAGAAGTTATCAAGTTCATCGCTGCTGAAATGAAAGCTGGTAATATCGAGTAAGTCAATGTTATTTGTAAATAATAATCATTAAATATGAGACTTAAACAATGAAAGAAGAATGCAAAGTAGAAGCTACTGTTGAAGTTGAAGTTGAAGTTGAAGTGAATGCTGAATCTGTAGTTGAAACTGAAATTGATTTTAAAATTGCTTATGCAATTGATAATATCGAGGGATCATCATGTGAGATTCTTGGTCAGCTTCTTGACTTAAGAAATAATGAGAGGGATGTTGACAAAGTAAATCTTTATATCGAAGCTATTAATAAATACTATTCCGCTCTGGAATTTGCTTTAGCCGCGATAAGAGCATAAAACAATAATCAACGGCCCATCATCAATTAAATATGAGGATAAAAATAACTCCTAAACATCCACATGTCGAACTAATGATATAAATTATTACTAATCTATAAATTAGTTAAATATTAATTACAGCTTAATAGCTGGGGATTGTCTCAGCCTAAAAACAGGATTGTATCTATGAGTAATCAAACATTAATTGAACGTTACAGAAATCGTTTAATCGCGGCAAAACTCAATGCAATGATGATGAAGACTAATAGTCATTGTATTGCTGTCAATCTTAACGATTGTTCTATGTGTACTATCGAGTTATCCGAGGAGATATTAAGGAGGGCTTTGCATGTGTTTTTTGAAGTACCTGTTTATAGCGAATATACACGATGTAAAGCGGATAACTATATTTTAAATAGCTACCGTGATTATCTATCTAAATACGGAGGATTAACAGGGGAAGGCGATGACTTTATGCAAGCCCTCGTTAAGTTAATTGCAGAAAGAGCTAAACACGGCGGATTTTTACCAGAATATACCTTTCAGTAAAAGGACCAACGAAATGAATATTACCCATTTTAATTTCTCACAAAGAGCTATTCAAAGTGAGAAAGATGAAAAATATGAAACGGCGGCGATCCTCTGGAATAAAGTCGCTGAACATGCCAAGCATCAAGTTAACCGTGAATGGGCTGAATATCGTGCTGAACTGAATTTAAAGCGTCATTCATTACAAGGGCGCCATGAACAATGGAAAGAAGATTATAAGCAGCGTCGCAAAAGAGAGAGAGAAGCGAAACAGCTCGCTGATGCTCTAAAGGCCCATATTGATAAAGAGGAAGCATCTCTATGAAGGACTTTCATCAGCTAATAGAAAAAGCCAAAGAGCTTGAAGAAAAATGCCTGTTTAGACGGGCGGCTAATACCTATAGCGAGGCTATTGACTGGGCGCTGACAGATGAAGAACGCGAACGTTGTGCTCTTGATGCTAATCGTTGCTCAAGAGAAGCCCGGTTACCAAATAGAGCAGAGGGATTGTAATGGCGAAAAGGAGAAGAAGTAAAACACAGCAAGGATTTGAAGGTATGACAATACCTCAGCTCTTTCAAATAAAAGAAGGGTCCACAGATGGGTATGTCAATTCCCAAAAGTTCATTGAACCTTATTCGACGCATAGCGGAGACATATTAATGCCACTTAATCGCTCCATGCGCCGCCATGCCAAGAAAATGAAAATTGAAATTAAGGAAGTGAAACAATGAAAGAATTAATCACCATCAATAAAACCCAAATTCCTGTCGTAGAATATCAAGGTCAGCGCATTGTGACGTTCTCAATGATTGATCAGGTTCACGAGCGACCAGAGGGAACAGCTAAAGCCGCATTCAACAGAAACAATCAGCGCTTTGTGTGTGGAGTGGATTATCAAATCTTGGGTCAGGACGATATACGTACCAACCTCCCTGATGGATTATTTTCCAAGTTCGCCCCCAACGGCATTGTGCTTTTTGAGTCTGGTTATCTGATGTTAACCAAGCCATTCAATGATGATATTGCGTGGCAGGTTCAACGGGAACTGGTCAACAGCTATTTCCGTAAACCGCAAACGGCACTGAGCGAGATTGAAATGATTGCCAGGATCGCCAGTCATGCCGCCCAACAACAGCGCCAGATTAACCGCATTGATGAGAAGGTTGAACAGGTTCATGAAACCATTGAGCAAATCAAGCAAGGCGCTATTCCCACAGGTTGGATTGGGTTCTCTCTGGCTGCGACTGAATCAGGATTAACCAATGCTAAGTGCCGTACCTTGGCCGAACAGTACAACGTACCAACGGACAGCATTATCATAATGACACCAGACGGACAACCTCGTCCGATGAAAATCATATTTAAAGAGGACTTTATGAGCGCGTTCCGTCTGATGATGGGCGAAGCCGAGCAACGTAAATCCAAATGGTATCACGCCAAAATGGGCTTATTTCAGGTTATCGGGTGGGAGGGTAAGTAATGATTATTCGTTCATGTCTATTACGTGCTGCGCTGGTGTGTGTCGCTAAAGATGATCTGCGCTACTACCTTCACGGATTACACATCACTCCCAAATACCTGGAGTCAACAAACGGCTGCGTAGCGTTACGGTTAGAGCATGGCGTTAACACTCGCCGCAAAGCTATCGTTCAGTTTCACGGAAGAGTACCAAGGAAAGCAGAAACAACGGAACTGCATTTCACCAAAGAACCTTATGCCGTGCACAGGAGTATTACCGGGATGAGAGTTGGATTTACCGCTCTATCAATATTGGATGGTCGTTTCCCTGATTTAGAGCGGATTCTTCCAAAGAAAGTGGAAAATGTTATCCCTCACTTTCAGGCTGAATATCTGGCTTATCCCTACAAAATGTTTGGGGCTGATACAGAGCTTATCGCTGTTTCTATGCAGCCATCCGGTATGAAAGATGGTTGTTTGATGAAGTTTAGCAACAACATCAATCAGCGTTATGGCAATCCTCAATTTATTGTCATGCCGTGTCGGGTGTGGGAGTCATTGCAATGAAAATCGACTATCAAGATAAGGGCAGCACTGCACAAATCGTCGTTACCAGTTTCATCACTGAACGCCGCAAACACAACCGTTGTATCGATGCCGCCCTGTTAATGGTACCTGTTCGCGCTTGGTCTACTGGCTTTCTATTAAGGAAAACCACCCTCACGGGCAAAACAGCGCACATATTGCGGGCCTACAAAATCATTTGCAGGGAGAGCGAACAGTGACAGAAGAGCACGGCCAGATAGCAGATACCGATGATGAACTGGTCAGAACGGCATTCCATATCGACGATGGCAGGGACTATACACAACGGATCATCCATCGTATGAAGCGTAATTTTTACATCCATGAGGGCGTTTGCCCTCCTCTGCCACCAGCGCCACAAGTGGCCGGAGTGAAATTAACACCAGTTAAGAAGACCAAAAAACGTCGCAAATTACGTAACAAGGAGCAGGAAAGTGAATAAATGCCAAAAGAACGGAAATAAATTATCCGCCTGTAGCGCACTAGCAAAATCCCTTGAACTTGGTTCACCCATAAAACGAAGCAAGGGCTTATTTTTACCAATGAGGTTCATCATGAAAACCGGAGAGCCGGGAACTGATATCGTTCAGTTACATTCCGGTGAATTTGTCGGCACTGGCATTATGGTAAATTACTGCCCTTTTTGCGGACAAGATATAGATACCGTTAGTCACCAGAGGAAAAAACAATGATCATCCACTTAACACAGGTAATCGCCTCAGCTTGGGGCGATCCATCTGACATTACAGATGCGGTTTGTAACGCCGGTTACAGAAAAGCCGATAGAACATCGGAAGAGATGGTATTGATGACACTTAAAGTCATCGAGTATTCTCATTACAGCGATATTCCATATGAGTATTGGCCCAAAGATTTAGAATCCGTACTTGCTGCTGAGCTGAACTTCTTGATTGATGATCTTACCTGGAGTGATAAAACAACTCCGGCAACAGTGGCAAGGGTAATTTTGGAGAATGGTTATCAGAGAGGAGAAAAATAAATGGAAGAGTCCGAGTATATTACAACAAGGGAATTGGCTAAAAAGTTACGGGTTACACCCCACACTATCAGAACGTGGTGTGGGGATGGGAAACAGAAAAAAGAAGGTTTCCCAAAACCCAGATTTCGAGGAAGAGAAAACAACTTCTCTAGGAAGGACATTGAGGACTGGGAGAACGGGAAACAATTTTAGTCAGCTTTTCCCACCAGCGTTCATATGCCTCTCGCTGTTCATTAAGGTAGGTGTGCTTATCGTACACCTGCCACACGCCCGGCAATTTGTGACCAATCATGGTTTCAGCAACGTGGGGTGGCGTTAATTCAGAAACCCCGGTGCGCATGGTTCTGCGTAAGTCGTGAATTGACCAAGAGGTGTAGGAGTCAAAATAAGGTGCCATCTTTTTATTGAGAACAGCAATGATGTTCGCATGTGATCCCCTGGTGAAGGGTTTGCCATCAAATACAGTAAACAAATATTCACTCCCGTGATTTAATTTTTTTGCCTGTTCAATTAGTTTCTTAGCTTCTGAAATAATCGGTCTGACAATAGGTTTTTTTGATTTTCTCCCTGTTTTATGGTTTGCGGGAGGGACAGTCCAAATATTTTTCTCATAGTCAAAGTCACTAACTTTAGCTTTCAGTAATTCACCAATACGACACCCAAATAACAGACATAATTTTATTATTAATGCGTTCCGTGGATTGTATCGAGGGGTATCAATAATACGAAAAAGAACTACAAGCTCATCTTCACTTAGCGCCCTCTCCCTCGTGTCAGCATCAATATCAATGTCAGTATTAGGCTTCTTTCCCTCTAAATCATTTGATGCTACATCAGACAAAGGGGTTGTATGTGTCATTCCTCGCCGAACCGCCCACTTATGCGCCCTCTTGGAATATGTCAATATACGCGCTCCAATGACTGGGGTTCGTTTGGAAACATCTTCAATTAAAGCTAACCAAACATGCAGCGTCACATCATCGTGAGGCAATTTACCAATTTTAGGGAAAACATGAATTTCGAAAGAGCGCAATATTTGATCGGCGTTAACTTTTAAACCTTCCATTGTTGTTTTCCACCACTCTCTTATGAGGTTTTCCACTGTTACGGCGCTCAATGCAGATTCTTTGCGAACACGTTTAACTGTCTTGGGGTTACGATGCTGCTCCAGTTCCCCACGATAAGAAATTACCGAGTCACGAGCATCTTTTAAGCTTGTTGCTGGGTATGTGCCAATATCAATTCGATCCCCTTTCCCACCCCATCTATACCTAAACTGAAATATAATTTTTCCTTTGGGAGTAACACGAACAGACAGACCGTCTCTATCGGACTTAGTGATCATTTTTTCCTGGGGTTTGCCGCTGATTGAACGCAGCCATGAATCAGTAATAGCCATATTAATTCCTCAAAAAATAATACAGCTCTTAATGTAATTTATGTACACTGTCATGTACATAATTTTCATGACACAATATGAATATTTATGATTATCACTGATTAAGAAGAACCCGCTAAAAATAAATTTCAATTTAAAATCAAATAATTAAATTAATTTTCATGACTAAAGATGATCATTGGTGTTGAGGGGTGATTGCAACAGCGCATTTCGGCAGCGGATGTGTTTTTGCACCAGTTCCATCAGGGCAACCCCTTTATGCGTCAGGATCTCTTCATCGCTGAGCACACTGACGTCCACCAACGGAAACGCCTGACGGTATAAGCGAGCAGCCTGTTCGGGGAGCGTAAAACAATCCAGCCACCGGTTTGAGTAAGGATACGGCCGAACCTCACCATGATAAAACAGCAGAGGCG